GTAGCCTGGTCGGGATTGACAATATGCACCTCTATGACGAGGCGTATCAGATCCGAGCATGGATCACATCGGCGCTGGCGGCCGGGGCATCACCAACGATATATGTTGATGAAACCACCGATTTTGAAGTGGGTGGAACCCTGTATTGCATGGATACCTCTGCAAACACCAAAGAGGATCTGACCATCGCCTCAATTGACACCAATGCGGGAACCATAACCTGTACCGGGACCCTTTCTTCGGCTTATAAGGCCGTTGAGGATTATGTCTATATGACAAAGAAGTTTATCCCCACGGATAAGTTCGTCATGTGGGCCGACAGCGTAGACGGGGAACCGATTGCTGAGTTCATGCAAGCGCCTCACACCCTTTCGAGGAAATGGGGACAGCAATCTGACAGATGGGTAAGAACAGACCCCGACGGAATTTTTATCCGTGTTGAGGATAAGGGTTTGCCGGTCCTCTATCACGAGGATGCAATTTACCAGTATGACGTAGCATAAAGGGGGTGATGTCATGAAACAAAGACAAGGCCCATACCCCGGAGCTGGCTTTTTACAGATGATGGCTGCAAATGGTGTGTTTCAGATGCAGGCATTAAAGTCAGGCGAATTGACGGGTAACATCACGGATGCCCCTTTAGGCTCGGTAAATGACGGCGGAAAGGTATCAGATGTCTGGGTATCCGTCGAATGTAGCGGTAAGGATGACACCAACACCTTATCCTTGACGGTTGATGTAAAAATCAACGGAACTTCTTGCCTGTCTACTACGCCAATCATTGCTCATGTGAGCGGGGAGGCGTCAACCAACAAAACAACCAAAAACGATACGGATACGGGTATTACCGTAAGGGTTTTGGATACAGACAATTACGATGTGTCCCCCGGGGATATGTTGACCTATGACATGACCCTGACCCGTACAGCCAGCCCCACAACCGAGATGCGGAATATGGCCGTTGTTGTAGAATTTGAACCAGTATCATAATGGAGGGCAATCGACATGAGAGTCGAACTTGTACGCACCTTGAAAACAGATCGTATCTGGAAGAAGGGGAGGGTATTTGACGATACCCTTTCCCCTATTCCAGGGGATATTAGGATTGAAGTAAATCAGAAAGCCAGGACAGTGAGGGTACTCCCTGATTTACAGCCTGCTCCAGATGTGATGCCCGAGGTCGAGGAATCGGAGGGAATTCCGGAAGTGGAGATTGCGTTTGAGGAAATTACTCCTGAGACCATAGCTTTGGCGCACGGAATGAGTGAGAATTTTCAAATAGCACCCGAGGATGATGAAACCCCGGAGGTCGCAACCGAGGAAAATGTTGCGGCGGAAACCGATAACGAGAACCTTATAACCCAAGAGACACCTACCACACACCTTCCGGAGCTGGAGGGTCTGATCCAAATGAAAGGCACAATAGCCGCTGTTGCGGCCCTGATTGGAGTAACTTATGGGTCGATAAACAGGTATCGCAAAGGTGCCATACCAAATCCTGACACACTTAATAAGATCAAGAAAGAGTACAAGAAGTTGATGAGGCAAGGAAATGACCAAGACCGAATTGACAACACTGCTGCAGCAGGAGTTGAAGGGGCTCACGTCGAGCCTTGACGAAGATGTAGATTACTCGAATGCGATCGATCAAGCTGAAAGAGATACCGGGTGGTCGTTACCACAAACCACTGCTTTTAAACTCACTTGGCTGATTGCCCGAAGTAAGCGACATCTGTTCTTCTCCCTGTTGTCTGAGTCTGCAGCGGATTTCAGGTATAAAAACATACATCTGAACCATCAGTTTGAGCATTACGCGAAATTAGTCGAGAAGATGGATAAGGCTTTCGAGAAGGCGCAAGAGGACGATGCCTTTGAGTTTGCCGGAGTCAGTGCCTATGAAGCCATGGGGACCAAGATTGATGCCGGTTTCGCTTCACAGGGACAAACGGGGCGGGATATGACGTATGATGAGGACAATGAGGTGATTATCACACCAAATGAAAATTCATAAAGGGAATTCAAGGTGGGTACTGGAGATAGGATAACATCAGCCCTGGAGAAGGTGGGCAGTCCGTACACGATTATACGGAGCGCGGGAAACATATCCGGCGAGTATGCCACTTTTGAATACGTTAGCCAGGCCACAAAGCCGTTAAGTTTAGAGCATTTCAGGAAAGCGGATGTAGCGTGTAACACCTCTATCGTAGCTGGAGATGTAATTGATTTTGCTGAAACCAGTGAGCGATTTCTTATCATGAATATGCTCCCTGATTTATTCAAAGGCGATATAATCGTTTACGGGAGCATCTGGTATAAATGTAACGTATCGAGTGGCGAACTACTCAGGCCCAGCGGGGAGACTTGGGGGTCTGATTACCACAAGGAAACCCAGTGGGAAACGATAAAAGATGACTGCGACGCCATGCAGGTGGCGGCGTTATACGGCAACAGCCTGGAAGATGATCAAGAGATGGCATTGCTCGGATTGCAGAAAGATGAGGTTTATCTGCCTCATTCAGTTGGGGCCCAGCCCCTTGACAGGTTTCAGCCGGCGAGCGGTGAATACTACATGGTCGGCACGATTGAATCACGAAGGTTCCCTGGCGTAGACGTACTGATTGTTCATGAGGATCATAGATGATACGCAAACTGTTGCGGCCATTTGGTAAGGCTTTTTTACCGTCGGAGTTCCCAATAAAGTTTTTATTGAAACAAATAATCATACAGAAGTGTTTGAGGATTAATGGGCATGTCCCGTGGCCAGTTCATTGGAGCACTAAAGTTAAATTCCATGAAAATATTCAACCTGGGAGTCGTTGGCCTGGTCTCATGATGGGATGTTACCTTGATGGAAGAAATGGAATAGTGATTGGCGAAAATGTGTGGGTCGGTCCAAGGGTAAGCATTATCAGCATGAACCATGACTCAAACAATTATCGAAAATATATTGTTACTCACCCAATAGTAATAGGGGACAATTGTTGGATTGGAACAAGCTCGATTATCCTGCCGGGGGTGCAACTTGGCAACCATGTTATTTGCGCTGCTGGTTCAGTCGTCAATAAGAGTTTTAAAGAAAACGATATATTGTTAGCCGGGGTTCCGGCTCGGATTGTAAAAAGATTGCAACCATATAGAGGGTGAAAGATGAAAAAAGTTCTTTTTGTAGGTGAGCATCCGAGTTCTCAAGTGGGCAACGGCAATATGCTGGCTGCCGTTCTCTCTCAGGTGGATAAGAAAGAATATCAAGCCGCCTGCTTCTGCTCTCACGATGTTGACCCTATAAAAACAGTTTTCAATCCATTACCGCTCACAATAATTAACGCTACGGCCCCAAAGGATTTCTGGGGGAATGAGCGATTGGTCAGCATTGTTCAAAGGGTAGATTTCGACATCCTTTGTTTTGTAGGCATTGACATCTGGCGGTACTTCTTGGTTTGGAAGCGGTTGATTCAATTGCGGGATCACAAGAAATTTAAGATCGTTTTCATTTTCCCGTATGACGTGCAGAACTTAAGGCTGGATTGGGTGAAATGGGCGTCAGATTGTGATTTACCATGTGTTTATTCGCAATATGGTTTCAATGTACTCAAAGATCATGTGCCGAATTTGGTTTATTTCAGGCCTCCGCTTTTCAATAAAGACCTGTTCAAGCCGAAGTCGTCAACGAGGAAGAAAATCTTTCCGAGTGTGGCGATTGATAAGATCATTTTCGGTTTTATAGGAAACAACCAAATCAGAAAATGCCCGGAACGGTTGTTGAAAGCCTTCTTTGAGGCAAAACGAGAGAATCCGGATATCTTGCTGTATCTGCACACTGAACTGGAAACCGGGATTTACAATCTAAGGCAAATTGCGACGGATTATGGTGCAACGACCGGGGATATGGCCCAAAAAACTCAAGGGATGAAATACACTGCCGAGCAAATGGTGGATGTTTATAATGCCATGGATTGTCTCGTAAACTGTTCAATCCAGGAAGGGCTCTCATGGACACCCCTGGAGGCCATGGCGTGCGGAACTCCGGTAATTGCATCGGATACCACTGCCCAAACAGAGTTGGTCATAGGTGCTGCTGAGATGGTTCCCTGTAACGATTTGGCTTTTGTTCCGGTAATGACAGAAGGTGGAAAGTCTGAAGTGGAATCACGGGCGCCACGAGTGAGGGACATAAGAGATGCGATTTTAAAAGTAGCCTCTAATCCGGAACTCAGGAAGGAAATGAGTGAAAAAGGCATTGCGCGGGCAAAATATTGGTTGGACGGCGTGGGGAATGTCAATGATTTATTTGAGGCTGTGTCTAAACATAAGCCGATCCCGAAAATCCAAAAGGTGTTATTCGCTCAACATTCCTCTGCTGGGGATATCCTAATGACGACTCAGACCTTCAAGGGGATTAAGGAACGACACCCGAAACTACCGCTGGTTTATATGACGCAGCGAATCTATCAGGACATCGTGAAGGGCAACCCGTTCATAGATGAGATTATCGATTGGGATGAACGGCTCTTGAAATTATATCAGGTGGT